GATACTGGTAATACTTTTGCTGGTGTTCTACTTGGTAAGTATCGCGTTTATATTGATCCTTATTCTGCTAACGTAAGTGCTAATCAGTATTACGTTGTTGGTTATAAAGGTAGCAATCCATATGACGCTGGAATTTTCTATTGTCCGTACTTGCCGCTACAAATGGTTCGTGCCGTTGATCAGAACCAGTTTACTCCTAAACTTGGCTTCCTGACTCGTTACGCTGTTGTAGCTAACCCCTTCGCTGAGGGCGAAACTCAGGGTCTAGGTCGTCTGCAGGTTAATTCCAACAGATATTATCGCAGAATTTCTGTAAAAAATTTAATGTAAGTTTGCAATTTAATGTCATTATTTTAAGGGGCCTTTTGGCCCCTTTTTTATTATTAAATTCTTTTTACTTTATAACCTTTATATTGCTTAAGTCTACCTGATGCGACATGGATAAGATTACTTTGCAATAAGTTATTTTCTTTAGCAAATTGATTTAAATTTACAATTTCTAATTCTTCTCCTTCAGGAGTAATAACAAGCCATTTCTTTTGATTAGCTTCTCTTGCTTTTTGTTTTTGATTTTCCGTTTGTTTTCGTCCAAGATTTGCTTGCCTTGATTTCTCTATAGCTTCTGGACTCATTTTCTTCCCTAAGTGTGCTTGTCTATTCTTTTCTTTAGACTCCTCGCTATGTTTGAACCCTCTTCTAATGGGAGTAGTTCCATTCGCATAGTTCTTCTTTTTAGTTTCACTCATTTTTCTCTTGCTTTCTTCTGAGTGTTTTCTTCCGTACCAAGGATGTTCTTCTCCTTGATTTCTTGGTGGCCTCCCATCAATAAGAATGTTTAATAATATCCCACCTTCATCAAGACCAACTCTACCAAACTCAAGAATCTGTTGGGCTTCATATTCATAAGCAACATCTTCAGTAACATTCTCTAAGACTTTTTTAATAACAGGAGTATGGCCTCCTTCCATAAGGTTACGAATGTATCCATTTAATCTCTTATTATGGCAGTATTCTTTTTTATCCGTTAAGTGTTGTTTGCACCTTGCCCCAGTACCCTTACCAACATAAAAAACCCTATCCGTAAGAGGGTTAATCAAATAATAAACATAAAACCGTCCTTCAGCCATAATACCAGTAAAGCTCCGCCCATCATACCATAAACACCCAATAAAGTCAATAAATAGCCCCACAGACTCTAGAATAAAGTGCCAGAATTCACTTACATAGATCCTCAAGGACAGATAGAAAACAGAAACCCCTTAAGGCCAGCACAGTTTCGTTTTACATTGGCACGGGCTCCTAAGGTAACATTTTTTTCTAACCAGGCAAATATTCCTAGTATGAGTCTAGGCATTGCAAACCAGCCTACATACTTGAAGGATATTCCGGTACCAGGAGATAAGATCGTATTTGAGGATCTAACGCTCAGATTTATTGTAGACGAAGATCTTGTTAATTATACTGAAATTTATAATTGGATCAAAGGTTTAGGATATCCTGAAGATCTGGAACAAATTTACGACCTACAAAGAGAAAAGAAGAATAAGTATTCCAAACTTAATTCTCAAATGAATATCTACTCTGATGGTACGATGCAAGTACTCAATAGTAATCAGAGACCAAATTTTCAGGTAAAGTATTATGATCTTTTTCCTTATGACTTGACAACATTACTATTTGATGCTACTGTTACTGATAGTGATCCCTTCACTGCCCAGGTAAAATTTAAATATACCTATTTTGAATTGACCGATAATAAAGGAAACCCGTTACATAAGAATGACCCAACCACCTGATAAATCTGATCTATTTCTACTCATTGAAAACATGTGGAAAGCAGATAGTAAATTAGATATTGATAATCTGCACCATGAATCTATCAAAATTCCACAACTCCATGGGAAATACTACGAGATTCAGACTAAAATTTATAAACTAAAGAAAAAAGCAAAGCTAGAATTAGATGAGTTAATTTTAAAAAGATTTTTGTTTTATACCGGAAAAGCAGACCCAGAGGACTATGCTCGGGAGAACTTTGGCACTAAGGTTCTAAAGAGCGATGTGGATATCTATCTTAATGCGGATAAGTATCTCATTGCACAAAGAGCAAAATTAGAAGATCTAGAATATCTTCTTGATTACCTAAAAGATATTCTAAAGCAGATCCATAATAGATCATTCTATGTTGGTAATGCTATTGAATACATGAAATTTATAGCAGGACAATAAATGGCAGATGTTATTATTCAAAAGAAGAATGAGGTTCATCTTAAGTTAAGTGCCGAACCCCATGTGCTCTATGAACTTGCTCAGTATTTTACATTTGATGTACCGGGAGCTAAGTTTTCGCCGGCATATAAAAGAGGTGGTTGGAACGGAAAGATCCAATTATTGTCTACAACAACTGGTGAGATTTATTGTGGTTTGCTTGATCGGGTGATTGCCAAAATTAAAAATCATGGATTCACTTATGAATTCAGACACAATAAGTTCTATGGAGATCCTTTTGAATACGACGATTCTATTACAAAAGAAGGTGTCAAAGGTTTAATGAATGTACTTGCCAAGGGGAAGTTTGAACCTTATGAGTATCAAATTGATGCAGTATACGAATGCCTAAGGTACAATAGAAAAACGATTGTTTCTCCTACATCATCAGGCAAGACTTTTCAGATCTATAGTGTTTGTAGATATCATTTAGCAAAGAAAAGAAAGATCCTGATTATTTTTCCTACAACTACCCTCATCCACCAGACCTATAAAGATTGGGAAGATTTTGGCTTCGCCTCCAATGAAAATTGCCATTTGATCTATGCTGGTCAGCATAAAAACTCAAATGCTCCTATTTTCTTTAGTACCTGGCAAAGTCTTACGGATCAACCAAAGTCATTCTTTGAGCAGTTTGATGTAGTCATTATTGATGAAGTACATAAGTCTGCTTCTAAGTCATTGATTGACATTATGAAAAAATGTCATAATGTAAAGTACCGTTTTGGCTTTACTGGGACATTAACTAATAATGATGATAGTAAGGCTCCTAATGAGCTAACAATTACTGGATTATTCGGTCCTGCCTATGCAACGATCAATACTAAGGAACTAATTGAAAAAGGTCGGGCATCAAAATTAGATATTCATTGTCTGGTTCTAAAACATAAGAAACAGATCTTTTCAACTTATGAAGAAGAAATTCAATATCTGATCACAAATGAAAAGAGAAACAAGTACATTCGGAATCTAGCAGTGTCTCTTAAAGGTAATACTCTGTTGATGTTCAGTAGGGTAGAGACCCACGGTGAAGTGCTCTATGAGCTAATTAAAGAAAAGGTAGGAGATGGTAGAAAGGTGTTTTTTATCCATGGAGGTGTAGAGGGCAAAGATAGAGAGGCAATCAGGGAAATTGTTGAAAGAGAAAATGATGCAATAATCGTCGCCAGTTATAACACAATGAGTACTGGGGTATCCATTAAGAAGCTCAATAACATTATCTTTGGCTTTCCGTCTAAAGGTAAGATCAGGGTTTTACAAACTATCGGTAGAGGTTTAAGAAAAGCCTCAGGCAAGGATCGGGCAGTGCTCTATGATATTGCCGATGACATTGGTAGTAACTATACGCTCAATCATTTTATTGAACGAGTGAAGATTTATAATGAGGAAGGATTTGATTACGAAATCTTTAACCTAGATTTGTCCGGTTGATAACGAAGCTCGTAAGTCCTTTTATTTCTTGATATGTCATCTTATCCCTAAAATAAAATAAATTTCTCATTATAATTTCCCTTTTATCCTTATCGGCATTCATCATTTCGTATAATGATCTAATGTAGAGGAGTTGATTTTTGTTCATTTACTTCTAAAATTTCTTCTTCTGTTAAATGTAGCCATAAATCATCTAATACATCTAGCATTTCACATACTGCCTCGTCATCATCTTCACTTATATTTTGATATTCTTTTAGTTTTTGCAAGTATTGTTCTTTGTAGTTCATACTGTCAGGTGTACTCAGCCTCATATTTTTTACAGCCTAACCTACCAATAAGTTCTCGTTCTACTTCTAAAGTAAACCAAGGAACATCGTCAAACTTTATTTCCATAAATATAAATCTACTTTTTAGTTCTTTTGCCACGCACCAGATAGTGTTAAAACAACTTCCTTCTTTCTTTGTAGAGATCAAGATTTGTTTTCCTGCATTTACGCCATAGAAATAACGTTCTACATTTTCTTGACCATAAAAAGCAAACTCATCATAGTAAATAATGTCAAAATAATCTTTATTATTAATAGATGTAGTTAGGATAGAACCATTGTCAAGCCAGATAGTGCTAATGTGCTGTTTAATTATCCTGTGTTTAAATTTCTTTTCAAGAAAATCTTTTATTTTTTGAAAGTTGTATTCTTCATTATGGTATGTGAATCCAGATAACCCTACTTTAACTTTACTGTTGAGTAAGTTATCAATAGCTGAAACTTGTAGAATAGTACTCTTTCCTGATTGTCTTGGTGCTCTAACAATAAAGGAGTTTTTACTGTTGTTAATCGTGTTAATAATTTCTTGTTGTTTAGGATACAGGATTATATCAAGATAATCATTGATTTTTATTTTTTCAGAGTCTACTTTAGTAACAACAGGTTTAAATATTCGCTTTATCCAGTTAATGATCTTTTTCATTGTGTACTTTAAATAATTAACGATATTAAATATCTCCTCACAAAGGAGAATGATTATTTATTGAGTTGATTAGCCGAGGTTACTGTCTCAACTTTTTGAGTCTACTCATGGAAAATAGCAAAGTCAAGCTTTAATGTGCCAGTTTATTCACTGTCATAACCAATATTATCAATAAACACGATAAACAGTAGACACCTATATAAGTGTCACAATGCTCATTCTTACAATAAATACTTAAAAAGCCAAATGATTGAAGAAGAATTTCTTGCAACAATAAAGTTAATTACTTCAGAAGAAATCCTTGCAATAGTAGCACCATTAGATAATGATAAACTATTAGTCACGAATCCCATTACAGTACAACAAGCCCTATCAAAAACCGGATTTATAATTTTTAAGGTACTACCTTGGTTGAAGACAACAAGATCTGATACGCTAATTATTGATAAGCGTAATATCATTACAGTAGCTGAATGCTTTGACGTTGAAATGATTGATCTTTATCAGCAATACCTAAAAGGCAAAGATTTTTATTCTACAGGCAACGAAAGAAAGCTAACTAAAGAGGACGGTTACATCTCTAATGTTCAGGAAGCAAAGAAAAAGCTGGAGAACCTTTACAGATCCTCCAGCTCAGATACGTCAAGTTCAGAGAAACCCAACCCTTGATTTTTTCTTTTCTTTGCGGTATTGTTGGGAGTTAAAGATTTCAGCAACAGTGAGTTTGCGTTGTTCGGTACCGAGTTCTTTTCCGCTAATTTCAGCAACACGTTGAGCTTGTTCTACATTAAGTGGCTCAAACTCAATAACATCGTAACACCTTCCTGGACGGATCAGAGCAGGGTCAATGTCGCTGATGCTCTCAATGTTAGTTGTGAAGATAATCTTCTTATTTGGACGAGAAATGAGACCATCCCCCATGTTCAAGAAACGGTGCATTACTTTGTTTCCGTCAGTCCGAGAATTGAGAAAGGCATCTGCATCTTCAAACACAATGAATTCTTGTTCACTGCTAAAGAATTTTTCAAACAGATCATCACTACCAGCTAGCCGTTCATCATAAGTAATGAATGCAGACTTACCTAGGTGAAAGAGCATACCACGAATAAAGGAAGTCTTACCTGTACCGGCTGGACCTTTCAGAATCAGGATGTTTGAGGTATCATTAAAGAAATCTTCGTAAAGCTCATGAAGATCCTTACCTTCAAGGAAGGAATACATTTCATTGAACGGTAGATTCTTGGAATTTAAATCGTTGTAACGTGTCCGTAGCTCACCCCGAGAATCAAGAAAAGCCCACATTACGCTGACGGGCTCTTTTTGTTTTTTAAGAGCAAAGATAGAAACAATTTCTTCTTTGATCAACGAGATCAGTTCTGTGGTTTTACCGGAAACTTCAAAGAAATAATCACAAGAAAATCCAGAATGATCAGCCCGTGTGTAATAAATGTAGTATTCATCTGTGTACAGTAGACCATTGTGTGTAGTAATACCGATGAAGTTTGAGTTCTTAAGAGACTCTAGCTGCTGCAGTTTTTCGGTAATGAACTTGTCCTGGGCTTTATGAACGACACAATAAAAACTATCAACATGAATGTTATCTCGGTTGTGCATTTTTTCACACAACCAGATTGCTTTCATCACATCATCTTGATCTCGGACTTCTTGAGTAATGTTGAATTTGTTAAGAGACATAAACGTTGCTTTTTT